TTACGCATCACTCCCTTCGAAATTAAACAACTCTTCCGCCTTACAAACGGTCCTATTATCAAGCCTATTTTTTGCGTACAGTCCATCGCTTCCTTCCAAAAGGATCCCGTGTCCACCAGTTTTTGGATTTACTTGAATACGTCCGACAACATCGGTTAAACCTAGCGTTTGGCTTAGGACTTGTTTGCGGATATCTGGGACGTATTGTGTAATCATTTGTCCGCTCTCGAGCGTTAAATCTTGCGTTGATTCCCAAGCAGTCACAAAAATATTAATAGGTTGGCTGTAAATGGTAGTCAATACTCGTAAATAGTAATTGGTCCACATGTTGTATTGTTGCAATTCGTTTGTGATTCCATTTTTAGACTTGCGACCTTGTTCGATAAACCAGTCTGATTGCCAACTTGTGATATTATCAATGACTAAATTGTCATATTCTTTGATAAGTTCTGGTAATTCTGTCAAGAATTCAGTCATAAAGTCGCTAGGGTGCGTCCTGTCAAATTGGATAATATCAATGTTTTCGTTTCCGGCAATCGTTTTAGACGAATGGTCCATGTCTAAAATCAGTGTCTTTCCTTTTAAATAATTAATTAAGTAAGTTTTCCCGTTTCCGGGTTTGCCATAGATTAATATGCGCCAATTATGAGTCTTTGTAATCTCTGTTGCTTTAGTTATCTTCATATTCCACCTCGAACATTTCTGTCAATGTAGTTTCGACATCATAAGATTGCTTTAATTGTTTTTCTTTTTCTGTGAATAAATCATCGATTATAGGCGTATCAAACAATTGACTATACTTATCGATAATTTCTTTCATAGCATTTTCGACATCAATTTGAATAGAATCAGTTAATTTACCTTCTAAAATCTGGATAGAGTCAGAACTAAATTTTCCGAATTTATCTTTATAATTCATGTCTATTGCTAGTTTTTTTTGTTTATTGACATAACATTTCATAATTTTTCCAAATCCGTTTCTATCACTTCTAGTGTGCTATTGATGTCACTTACGGGCCAATTTCTGTAAATCGCTATCGAAATTTTATCGACATCATTCCCCTTCATATTTGGCCATCTTTCTTTGACACATGTCTTGATGTCATTGAAAAAGTCTATTTGATTGTTAATGTATCTTTTTTTCCAATCGTTATTCATTTAATACCTCCAGCAACTCATTAGTTAGTCGTCTATTTTCATCACGTAAGAATTCAATTTCTAGTAATACTTCTTTTAACATGTACGCCCTCTATTATTATGTTCAATCATATTGTCGTAACGTCGTGCATTAGCTTCCCAGCCATGTGTTTCAATCGTCCATTTTGGTTTTTCTTCCTGTTTTTTTGGTTTTGCAAAAATAAAGTTAAATAATTTTTTCATTTTGTAATTTTCTCCATTCTTCAAATTTTTTAACTTTTGTTGAACGACCGCCAACCTTGTCAATGTATTTGCGATAATTTCTGTCTTTGTACATCTTTCTTAGTAATCGCTGCGTTTGGTCAAATGACTTTCCAATAAATTCGGATAAGTCGTTATCATTAAGCCAAAGCTCTTCGTAAGGTACTTCGATACCGCTTTTAAGTTTTGCTAGCATATTGTTTCCTTTCTGTGATATAATTAAGTAAATTAAGTTTGTTTTGAGTCCGATTCCCGTCGGACTTTTTTTCTTATCTAAATTCGTCTAAACTGACACCTAACCCTATAGATAACTTGACCATGTTTGGCCAAGATAGATGTTTGATCCTCCCGCTTTTTAAATCACTAAAGTGGCTTTTATTAATCCCTGTTAGTTTTGCTAATTTATTCATATTGAGATTTCTCTCAAGCATTATTTTATTGATTTTTTCCCACATAATATTTCTCCCAAAATCAACATATTGTGTTCAAATTTTATTTATATAACAATATGTTGTGTCTTTCGTTCCTTTCTGATATAATTTATTTGAATATGACCTCTCACCGTTGTATTCAAAAAATTATGGAAAGGAGGGAAGGTTATGATTAATTCACAAAAAATTAAAGAGACATTGGATAGACACGACGTGTCTGAATCAGATAAATTATCAGTAGCTTTGGCAGAGATACTCAATAAACATTTATCTGGCGAAAATCTCTCTAAAACTGTGCATGAACACGACAAACGTATGGCACGTATGCGTGGAGAAATCATGTAACTAGAAGCTCTCAGTTAATTCTGAGGGCTATTTTTTAGCAAAATCACGAAATTTTGAAAAATCTGTAATTTCAAACTTAATATTTTTTGTTGCTTCCTCTTTTTTTAGAAGCAAAACTTCATCATAGCAAGCGTTAATAAATTTAAAATTTTCTTCCCCAAGCTTTATTCTGATTTCTAAGTATTGGTTAAGTTGTTCGTCTGTAATTTTTTTCATTTGTTCTCCTTTCTAAGCTACATCGCCTTTTTCTAAAGCGATAATTTCTTTTTGTTTTGGTGTTTCACGAATTTCAAACAATGAGAAACTGTCAAATGTTAGTGATTTTAAATAAGAGAACGCTTTTTCTGCATCAGTATGCTTAATATGCGTATATTTCGTAACGTTGAAGTGATGTTTCAAATGTGAATGTTGCAAACGGATGAACTGACCTTTTTTAGATGCAAATAGGTTTTGACTAGCGATTTTACCTGATGCGTCAAAATATTCTTTAGCAAAACCATAAGCTTGTTTGCTGATAATACTTTTGATTTCACTAGCTTCTACATCGTCGATGTGAACTTTTTTATCAATTTCAATTGCTAAAGACCGAACTTCTTCAACATCTTTTTTAATGGCTTCTTGGGAAGCTTTTACTTGCTTTTGAGAAGATAAGACCTCAATCATCATATCTTCAAGCGTCATTCCTTTGACGACTTCAAGAGCGTCTTTTTCGTTCATTTTTGATAATTCTTTACTCATTGATTATTACCTCTTCTATAATTTTTCTATTCCCAGATGGAATGATTTTGTACATCTCATCACACCAAGACTGGACTGTGTTAACCATCTTGGTCACTTCTGTAACTGAATAATGTGCATTAACATTGTTGATAATCGGCTTAAAACGAAGCGGTGCCATTTTCGTATCAAAGAAGTTTTGCACGTCACTGATAATTGAAGATAGCTCACTTATTGAAGTGACAAGGTTCTCAAGTTTTTCTTTTTTACCCTCGAGATGCCGAATTTGGTCTGTTACTTCAATAGCTCGCTGTGACTCCAATTTTATTGTCGCTAATTCCAGTTTTTTGCTATCGAGTTCCCATTCAGTTTCTTCAAGTGTTTTGGAAAGCTGTTTATTCTTTTTCAGCAAGTCTGAATTAAGTGACTTCGTTGATTCATAATCATCAGGAATAACTTCTTTGATAACTTCTTTTTCAACGATTTTAGCACTCAAGGCTTGCTCTGCTAAATTCTCTTTTTGTTGTTCCAAACGAGTATTTTCAGCTTTTAGTCGGTTATTCTCTCGCCTGATTTCTTGCAATTCTCGAACAGTTGGATTATCACCATTTTCAATCCGTTCAATCTGTTCTTGCTTTTGCTCATCTGGTAGGGTGGCTATGAGGTAGAGGGCTGACATCCCTAAATCGTTCAACGTTGAACGATTTGAAGTTAGTTCTTCTGCAATTGCCATCATTTTTCTAGCGCTACTTGGTTCAATCCTAATACTGTCTAACCATTTTTCAAATTGTCCATGAGATAAATCATTTTCTTTTACATGCTTTATCCTCATTCCTATTTCAAAAATTGATTGTCCTGCAAGTCTTTTAAAGCCGATTATCTCGCTTGATATAACTTGCAAATCATTTGATAATGCTGGTTCCTTCATGTCGTCCTTTCTAGTATTGTGTTATTTTTGTCAACTTTTCTATGAAATTAAAATGGCTTCTAGGACTTTTCCGGGGTCTACCCCTAAAATATCCGCTAGCATTGCCACTTCTGACGCATCAAATGATTTTTTTGGTTTTTTACGTTTCTGATAAAATCCAGAGCGTGTAAAACCCATTTTAGTCGCGATAACTTTCTTTTTAATTCCGCTATCATCAATCAATTGCTCGAAAGCATTTTCCTGCATTCCCCCACCCCCTTTCTATCTGTTTTTAGTACCTCTAATCTGCTATAATGTGAGCAGAAAGGAGGTGATTATATGGATAAATTAACAAAAGATGCCAAGTTTCTTTTAAGTTCAATGTATGTCAAATACAACGAGAGACGTAAAGATAAAATTTCTAAAGAAGAGTCTCGCAATTTCGAAGATATTCAATTCATCAAAGGAAATATCATGAATGAATGGTCTGAAGAAGATGTATTAGATACTTGTTTTGAACTTAGAAAACATGGTTATATTTCAGCGACGGCTGCAAGCGATACGCTTTATCTAATTTCGTTAACAACCGAAGCTATCGCTGAACTTGAGAAACAAGACCAAGCCAAGACTTTATCTGGCAGGATAGAATATTGGCTTGAGTTTGCTAAGAAAATAAAGGATGCTATCCCTTTTGCTTAGAAGCTTTTTCGGACAACGCTTTATCTTTTAAGTGTTTGAGTCCAAATGGATCTGATTGAATATCTAATATTATTTTTTCCATTTGTTCCATATTTTGTTTCATTTCTTCTCTGTAAGAATTTTGAGCTTTGAATTCAGTCGCAATGGATTCAAGGCTTTTTGCTATGCTTGACAAAATTTCTTCCATCTTCCCCACCCCCTTTCTGTGGTATGATTTAAATAAAAATTGTGAGGTTGAAATGAATTTTTTTAATTTTTTATTGTGTGTTTTTAAGTTTACAAGTGAATATCTAATAAAAAATTGGATAGCTTTAATAGCTCTGTTTCTATCTTATTCAAACTACCGAAGAAATAACTTACAAGTCGAGTTAATTGCTGCTCCTGTTTCAGATTGGATATGGTACATTAAGAGCTAACATTAAAATCATCAATCCTTCTAATGTTGATGTAAGCTACTTCGACTTGATCGTCTGAAATCACAGATAGACTCTTTGTTGCTTTTAAAGTAGCTAAAAAGAAAAAACTATTTAAAGCTAATAAAGCAGGATATGTTAATTCACCTTATCAATCATTTTCTGCGTCATTCCCTGTGGAATTATCAAAAAAACCGCACTACGAGGATATCCTAAAAGATTTGCATGAGTGAGAGCAGATTTTCTTGTGTGAAATATCTTGGAAGAACCTAGTACACCGTATTTAATTTTTTCCATGCCTTCCCTCCTTTCCACTCCTTTTGGGAGTTTTTATTTTGTAATAAACCAAGCGATCAGCCAAGTGATACCACCTAACATTAACAACGCTGGCAATAAGCCACCTTCAAATTCGATGCTTGTTTTTTCTTTGCCATCACGACTAGTAAACGTGTGTTCTAAATCGCCTAGCATTAGTTTTTTCCAATTCATGCAACCTCTCCTTTCATTCTTGCGGAGATACAGCTAATGTGCTAAACTAAACTTACCCCTAAATGGGGTGGGGGAATTTCACCCCCTATCCGATTACCATGTAATCAGATATTTGATTTTGAGCTTAAACCAAAGAATCTTGATTTCGACTTCTAGTTCTTTGTGTTTAGGCTTTTTGTTTAGCCTAGATTTCATTAGCTGTACCTCCTTTCGTTTTGCTTAATTCCTTAAGCTTGATTATAGTTTAACATCGTGTTTCCTTTTTGTCAACTATTTTGTGTTAAAAAAGTCAACTTTTTTGAATTTGATTTTTTGCCATTTTTGTTGACATTTTGTAAACATGTAATTATAATGTAGATAATTAAGCTATAAAAAGGAGAATTTATATGGCTTCCACTATCGCATTTCCGGCAATGGTCAAAGAACTTAGACTTAGTAAGAATTTGACTATGGAACAGTTAGCAGAAGAACTTGGAAAAACAAAGTCGACAATATCAAAATGGGAAAAAGGGACGCGTTCTCCTAAAATATATGAGATTGAAGAGATAGCAAAATTCTTCGGTGTAGCGCCTAAGAAAATGATGTTTGGAGATAATCCCACTTCGATTAATCCCCAAGTCGAACTTATCCCATCTACCCTACAAAAAATAAACTCTACTTCTTCTCAATTAGAACACAAGCGACAACTAAACGTGCTTGATTATGCCGAAACACAATTAGAACAACAAAACACAGTAGAAAACAGTAAGGATATAGTAGTAGAATTATTCTCTTACAATTACTACGACCAAGCTGCTTCAGCTGGTACAGGGCAGTATCTAAATGATGTACAAATAGAAACAATTGAATTACCAGTTGATTATGACGCTGATTTTGTTATCCCGGTCTATGGTGATTCTATGGAACCAGAATATCATTCTGGCGACTATGTATTCGTCAAACTGTCCGTAGACCTCACGGATGGCGATATAGGAGTGTTTGAATATTACGGTGACGCTTATATCAAACAGCTACTTATACACGCCGAGGGGGCGTTTCTGCATAGTTTAAACAGCAAATATGAGGATATACCGATAGATAGAGATAGTGATTTCCGTATTATCGGAGAAGTTATTGGCAGTTACAGGGAGAATTAATATGCTGGAAAAAGTTGAACGCTTAATCTCGGAAATTAATAGAATACACCTTGTTTATTCGCAAGATTATTTTGAAACTGGGAAAGTTGAAAAGATTAATCTAAAACATACCTTTTCAAAAGTACCTGTTCAAGCGATTTTAGATTACCGCTTGAATTTACACGAATCTATCAATGATTACTTGATGAAAGCTGATGTTAAGGATATTCCTTATGTCTATCGCGTAAAAACATCGGAAAGTATCTTAGACAAAATTGAACGTTTTTCCAAAAGACAAGATGGTTATCCTGTGAATTCTATTCTCAATGACATTTTTGGCGCTCGTATCATTTTATCTTCTGAGGATATTTCACAAGTGATGGAACAACTTGATGAATGGAAAGATAAGTTTGACTTAAAAAACTGGTATTTACGAGATAAAGATAATTACACAGGAATACACGTTTATTTCAAGAATAAGAGCAATCACTACTATCCTTGGGAATTGCAAATTTGGGATGAGAAAGATGTTGATCAGAACATTGAAAGCCATAAATTATTTAAACGTCATTTTGTATAACGTACCATTTTACCCTAGTCGAAACGTAAATAGGAAAATTAATAACTATGTGTAATATCTGAACCACGTTAAAAGCTGAAATCAAAATCAGGAGAATTAAAAATGGGATTTTTTGCACAGCGTTGTCCTTACTGCCAAAGTACAAAAGTACAATTTATGAACCAAGACCGTAAAGGTTTTAATGGTTGTGTCGGTTGTATCGGATTTTTAATTGCTTGGCCGTTCTTATTGCTAGGTTTGGTTGGGAAAAAGGGTAAAAACAACTGGCATTGCACAAATTGTGGAAGAACGTTTAAGACAAAATAAAAAAAGCCCCACGCTCAAATTTTGTCCAAGGAGAGCGTGAGGCAAATTCTAGTATAGTAAAAACCTGCTTTTTGGGAGGGGTTTTTACCATACCTATTTTAACAGAAAATGAGGTATAAAACAATGTGGATAGAGGAGCTAGCCAACGGGAAATTTAAATATATCGAAAGATATACTGACCCTCTAACAAATAAGTACAAAAAAGTATCTGTGACACTAGATAAAAATTCTAGTCAAGCTCAGAAAAAAGCTGGTTTAATATTGCAGGAAAAGATTGAAGATAGGCTCGCTATCAGAAATCACTCAGAAATGACTTACGGAGAACTTAAAAAGGAATATCTAAAGCAATGGATACCGACCGTCAAAGACTCCACAAAACGTGGTTATTTAGTATCTGACAGTCATATAGCAACCGTGTTACCAGATGATACAATTATCAACAAGTTGACTAAACGTGATATTAGACTAATCATTGATAAACTATTAAAACACAATTCGTATCATGTTACGCATAAATGTAGAAAGAGATTGCATGCCATATTTTCTTATGCGATACAAATGGACTATATGACAAGTAATCCGACGGAGAACGTCTTAGTTCCCAAACCAAAGGATGATTACAAGCCTGAAAAGGTGCTTTATTTAACATCTAACGAGGTTTACGACCTGTGCAATAGAATGATAGACAATGATGAACAAACGCTCGCAGACATCGTTTTATTCATGTTTTTGACGGGTGTACGGTATGGAGAATTAGCTTGTCTGACTTACGACAAAATAGATTTTGAAAATAAAGAAATTCTGATTAATGCAACTTACGATTTTAACACACGAGAAATCACTACGACCAAGACCAAAAAATCAACACGCAAAATATCTGTATCAGATAATATTTTAGATATCGTCAATAGACAGAAAAAGACAAGTTCATTCGTCTTTCCAAATTCGAACGGTGTACCGATTTTAAACGCGTACATCAATAAGCGATTGAAAATTTATGGAGATTATCACACGCACTTATTTAGACACTCGCATATATCATTTTTAGCAGAAAAAGGGATACCGCTAAATGCGATAATGGATAGAGTTGGTCACAGCGATCCAAAAACAACATTATCTATTTACAGTCACACAACTGTAAATATGAAAGAAATTATAAATAAACAAACTGCCCCTTTTGTGCCCCTTTTAAAATCGGAATAAAACAAAAAGCCTTTAATACAAAGGCTTTTGACGTTATTTACATGTCCCCTGCCGGAATCGAACCAGCAATTACTCCTTAGGAGGGAGTTGTTATATCCATTGAACTAAGGGGACCTAGTAAAAAAACTGCCCACAGGCAGATTTTTTACGTCTTGGTTGTCCAGTTTTAAAACATAGTTACTATCCTCAAACAACCAAGCATTTTTAAAATCTGATCATCAAAATTAACGACGGATTTCTTTAATACGTGCAGCTTTACCTTGCAATGCGCGTAAGTAGTAAAGTTTAGCACGACGTACTTTACCATAACGAACAACTTCGATTTTATCAACACGAGGAGTGTGAATTGGGAATGTACGCTCTACACCGATACCACCAGAAATTTTACGTACTGTGTACATTTCTGAGATTCCTTGACCTTTACGTGAGATAACAACACCTTCAAAGATCTGAATACGTTCGCGAGTACCTTCAACAACTTTAGCGTGAACACGTACAGTATCACCAGCACGGAACTCAGGGATATCAGAACGAAGTTGACCTTCTGTCAAACTTTGAATTAATGGATTCATTTTTATTCTCCTTCTCTTACTAATCTTAAGTACTTGTCTCAGCGGATTAGCCGTTTTTTGTGCGTCCAT